GAAATAGATGTAATACTAAACCTTGAACAAGACAATGAATGAAGATGCAACAATAAAAATATTTAGCAAGATACAATCACTGGAGCGTGACTTGCAATGGATATACCAAGAATACTTCAATGCACAATTAAATGACGACCAGTTTATGGCAATGATAGATTCAACTGAAAGAGATATCCAAACACATTATTATATTTACGACTTAATTATACAAGATGCAAGAAAAAATTAAAACATTCGACAACAAGATTTGGGACAAACAGGAACTATTAGATAATATGTACGATGATGATTTCTACTATGGTTATTTAGGAAAACAAGCATTATCATCTTCAAGTCTAAAGATGGTGCTTAAATCACCTAAAACATATAAATATGTTACAAAGTATGGTCAAGCAGAAACGCAACCATTAAGAGATGGTAAACTATTCCACACACTTATACTTGAACCTAATAAGATAGATGACTTTACATTTGTAGATTGTAAAACTAAAGCAGCAAAAGAATACAAACTTGCAGTAGAAGAACATCAAAACGTTTATACTACAAACGAATTAAGAGATGCTGAAAGATTAGCTGATGCAATTCTAAAGAACAATGAAGCCACAAGTTATTTTATGGGTGCAGAATTTGAAATACCTGAAGTAGCTATGATAGATGGAATACCATTTAGAGCCAAAGCAGATATTTTAAGAGGCAATCAAATAATAGATTTAAAAACTACTACAGGTTTAAATGAATTTAGATATTCAGCAGATAAATACTCTTATGACTTACAAGCTTATATGTATAAAGAAATGTTTGGAGTAGATGAATTCGTATTTGTATGTATTGACAAAGGTAGTTTAGATATTGGAATCTTTGAATGTAGTGACGACTTCTACCAAAAAGGTAAATACAAACTTGAACAAGGTATTGCCAATTACAAATACTTCTTTCAGAATGAAGCAGTAGATTTGAACCAATATGTATTAAGAGGAATACTTTAAGATATGAAAGTAACAGATAAAATAACAATAACAAACGAGGACAATATGCTTTTAATGGCACGTTACCCTGATAACTATTTTGATTTAGCTATTATAGACCCTCCTTATGGAATTGATTTAGCTAATATGAATATGGGTATAGGTAATACACCAAAAGCATCAAAAGCTAAAAATAGAAAATGGAAGGCTAAAGATTGGGATAGTTCAATACCAAGTGACGAGTATTTTGAAGAACTTTTTAGAGTTTCAAAAAATCAAATTATATGGGGTGGTAATTATTTTAATTTAGGAATATGTAATAAGTTTATAATTTGGGATAAAGAAATACCTGAAGGTTTATCATTTTCAGATTGTGAATATGCTTGGACTTCTTTTAGTGGTGCAAATAAAATATTTAGATATTCTGCATATTTAAACAAAAGTGAAAAATTTCATCCAACACAAAAACCACCACAATTATACAAATGGATATTAGATAAGTATGCTAAAATAAAATGTGACCACAAGCACGAAGAACATTATAGATATTTATGTACTGATTGTAATAATGGAAACGTTAAAATACTTGACACACATTTAGGTTCAGGTTCAATAGCAATAGCTTGTCACGATTACGGATTTGAATTGACTGCTTGTGAATTAGACAAAGAGTATTACGATAAATCAATACAAAGAATAGTAAACCATACAAATCAAACTAAACTATTTTAACAATGGAAAATCAGATAAAAGAATTAATCTTAAGAGAACTAAAAGTAGATATAACTGAAAACTGCAGGAAGCGAGAAATAATAGAAGGCAGAGCATTATACTTCTATTTAGTAAGAAAGCTATATAAGAAAAGAAGCTTACAATCTATAGCGGCAGACTTTGATATGAATCACGCTACAGTAGTACATTCACTAAAGAACTTTTCAATGTATGAAGAATACAACACAAAGATATTAGACTGCAAGAATTTAATATTAAAACTATTGGGCGGTGAAGTAGAACAAGAATTATCACAAGAAGACATATTTAAGAAGAAGCTGCACGATTTAGAAAAAGAACTGAATCAACCAAGATACGAATACAAAATAATTGAAAACCTAAACAACCTATTAGAAGCTACTAAAGGAACAGAACAACACGATTTAATCACTTTACGATTAGAGGCATTCTATTCAATGAATAAAAACATAAGGTTATGACACTAAAAGAAAAGTTTATAGACGCATTTAAAAGCGGTAAAAGATTTGATATTCAAAACGCTGAAACAATAGCAGATGATTACGCTATTGAGTTTGCAGAGTGGATATATGAATATAATAAAACTGGATTTACTACTGATGAGTTATTAATAATATTCAAAAAAGAAAAAGGATTATGACGCCAAAAGAAAAAGCAGAACAATTAATTAGAAAATATTATTCATTTGGAATTAATAAAGAAGGTCAAACATTAAGTTGGGACGAAAGTAAACAATGCGCATTAATAGCAGTTGATGAAATCATAAATAACTCTTTAGAATATATGGGTTGTGATTTGAATGATGGAGAAATAATTTATTGGCAAGAAGTTAAACAAGAAATTGAAAAGTTATGAAGATAACAGAAATAATAGAAATTTTAAGAAACGATAACACATCTTACCTATGGGACTTACCAAAACCTAAATGGGAAGCAATAGACTATTATAATCTAAATCAAATTAAACAAGGTAATAAATACCATAATAGAAAAAACCAATATGACTTTGTAGAACTATCTGATAAGAGTTTAAAGATGCAAAAAGAACAATTACATAGAATGAAACCAATTAGAAGAAAATCTGATGGTAAAGTATTTAGCGGTATGATACAACTATGCAGGGAAACTGGTATTAATCGTTCTTCATTATCTTTAGCTTTAAATAATAAACCAAACGGCCTACAAAAATATAAAGATGAATATGAATTTATAAATGATTAACTATGAAACAAACACCTATAGAATGGTTAGAAGAACAATTTAACAACCCTAATATACCATTTAGCCAAACATTATTTAAACAGGCAAAAGAAATGGAAAGGCAAGAAATTGTAATGGCATTTTGGAATTCAAAACATTCATTATGTGATGAAAATACAGATTTACTTTATTTAGCAGAACAATATTATAAAGCAAAATTTAATAAATAATATATGAAACCAAAAGAAAAAGCAAAAGATTTATATATAACTTATATAGACTATACATTTGGAAACTATAATTGTAAAGAATGTTGTTTGTTATTGGTTAATGAATTAATTAATGTAACTGGTTCTGCATATTGGTATTAAGTTAAAAAAGAAATAGAAAAGTTATGAAGCCAATACATAGATATAATAATACTGATGGGTTAACTTTGTGTCGTAACTGCAGGGTAATAATAGCAAAACAATTAACCGATGCTTTATACTGTAATAAATGTAAAGGCTATGATAAACAAAAACAAAGTAGCTAACAAATATAACAAATAGTTATTATTGCTTTGAATAAACAAATTATTTCAAATGGAAAATAAAAGTAAAGCAGGTGGCAAGCGTGAAGGTGCAGGCCGTAAACCAAAAGCAGAAGAAATAGCATTAATTGAAAAGCTTTCGCCATTAGAACCATTAGCATTTTCAGCTTTAGAAAAAGGCTTGGAACGTGGTGACTTTAAATTTACGCAGTTATTTTATAACTACTATGCAGGTAAACCAAGGGAAACAAAAGATGTAACCCTAACAACAGAACAACCTATATTCAACTTAGATGATTTAGGGGACTTGTAAGAAACGATAATGGAATTTATAGTAACTACTGCTTTAAAAAAGCTATTACGTCTACAAAAGCGTATTAAGGTCGTTAGGGGTGGAACATCTGCCTCTAAGACCTTTTCTATTTTACCAATACTAATAGACAGGGCAATAAAAACGTCTAACCTTGAAATAAGTGTTGTTTCTGAATCTATACCACATTTGCGTAGGGGTGCATTAAAAGACTTCTTAAAAATAATGATGGCTTTAGGTAGGTACAATGACAATCAGTTTAATAAGTCTACTTTAAAATATACATTTGGCAATGGAAGTTATATTGAATTCTTTTCAGTTGACCAGCCTGATAAATTACGTGGTGCAAGAAGAAATATATTATATGTTAATGAGTGTAACAATGTAGACTTTGATTCATACTACCAATTAGCAATTAGAACCAGTGGGGAAATATGGTTAGATTATAACCCTTCAAGTTTATTTTGGGTTGATAGGGAAATAATAACGCAAGATGATGTAGACTTTATTACATTAACCTATTTAGATAATGAAGCATTAGCTGACACTATTGTAAAAGAAATAGAATCAGCAAAGGTTAAGGCATTAACTTCAGCTTATTGGGCTAACTGGTGGCAAGTATATGGATTAGGGTTAACAGGTTCTTTAGAAGGTGTATGTATTCCTGATTGGCAAGAAATAAACTTACCTACTGAAGCCCGTTTACTTTGTTACGGAATGGACTGGGGTTATAGCAATGATCCAACTTCATTAATAGCTATGTACAAATACAATGATGCTTACATATTTGACGAACTAATATACCAAAAAGGGTTACTAAATTCAGATATTAGCGACTTACTTAAAACAAACAACGTTGAAGATATAGTTTATGCTGATAGTGCTGAGCCAAAATCAATAGCTGAGTTAAATAGTTACGGACACAATGTGTTACCAGTTAGCAAGGGTAGAGATAGCATCGTTTACGGCCTTAATTTAATTAACCAAAATAAAGTTTATGTTACATCAAGAAGCAAGAACTTAATTAATGAATTAAGAAACTACATTTGGATGACAGACAAACAGGGTAATAAATTAAACAAACCTATAGACGCATACAACCACGCTATTGATGCAATGCGTTATGCAATTACTTCACAATTAGAAAACCCAAACAAGGGTACTTATTACGTCTACTAATGACATACGGTAATATCATAGCAGTAATACAATGTTATATCCACCACGTTAAAGGTGTTCAGGTAGTAATTAACTTGCCACGTAATATTGGTGAAATAAAAAAGATGCAGGCTATGTATAAAGTTGCTGAACAATATTTAAGGGTGTAACCTTAAGTAATTTAATTTTATTAAGGCTATTACCTTAAACGTTAAACAAAAGTTAAAGAAATGTTAAAGTTTTAAAATAGTTTTGTATTGTTAATAACCTTTGTATATTTGTACAAGTTAAAACAAACAAAAACACAAATTATGGAAACTTTAAAAAACAACTTTGAAACTGTAACTAACAACATCTACAACAATCAACAATTTTTATTAAACTCTTTTAATAACTTTTTAAATGATAATGTTGACTTTAAAAAAGAGTTCTTTAAAGCAACAAAAGAAGAACAAGATAACTTATTTGGTTATGTAGTAAATTCTTTAATAGGTAGAATAGCAATTGAAGAAACTTTTAAAAACTAATATTATGGAATGGTATGATTTTTTAAACCCAAACGAACAACCTGAAAACGAATGCAGGTATTGTGGTGAAGCTTGTCACAAATCATATTGTGATACTAATTGCGAAATGGCAGATGAAGATTAATTAGGTTTTAAATATGTTGGTTAATTAGGTAGTCAGAAATGGCTGCCTTTTTTTATGCCTTTAATACAATAATGTGAAATGTTTATTTATAAATAAAACAAAACAGAATGAAAATAGAATTAACAATACCAACAACGCTAAATGATATAAAGCTGGTGCAGTACCAAAAGTTTTTATCTATAGCAAAAGACAATGAAGAAGGAGAATTTTTGCAGCAGAAAATGGTGCAGCTGTTTTGCGGTATAGATTTAAAAGATGTAGCTCAAATTAGATACAAAGATGTTGCTGAAATTACTGCTAATATTAATAAACTATTTACAAAAGAAAACGCATTTATACAACGGTTTAAAATGGGCGGTGTAGAGTTTGGGTTTATACCTAACCTTGACGATATGACAACTGGCGAGTATATGGATTTAGATAATTACATTACAGACTGGGATACTATGCACAATGCGATGGCGGTATTATACAGGCCTATTACAAATAAGTTAGGAAACAAATACCAAATAGAAGAATACAAAGGTTCTGTAACATATGCTGACGTAATGCGCCACGCACCATTAGACGTAGTGTTAGGGGCTATGGTTTTTTTTTACACTTTAGGCAACGACTTGTTGAAAAGTACGATAAACTATTTGGAGGAGAATCAGGAGCTGCAGAATATTCTGAACAGGCACAATTTGGAAAACGTTGGGGATGGTATTCAAGTATCTATGCTCTTGCTCAAGGAAACGTTAGAAGATTTGATGAAGTTTCCAAGCTACCAATCACCCAAAGTTTAACTTGGTTAACATTTGAAAAGGAAAAAACAGAAATAGAAATGAAACTTATAAATAAAAAACAATGAAAGGATTTTACCAAATAAGCAAAGCAATTAAAGACCAGTTAGCTGCTGATGCTTTTGTAAACACTATTACAATGGGCGATATATTTAAAGTTGATTTAAATAAACAAACTATATTTCCATTGTCCCATATAATGATTAATTCAGCTGCTTACAACGGTAATACTTTTAACTATAGTATTTCTGTTTTATGTATGGATATAGTAGATGAATCAAAAGAAGCTACTACTGATATATTTACAGGTAATGACAACGAGCAAGATGTATTAAATACTCAGCAAATGGTTGCAACACGTTTACTTGAAATGCTAAGACGTGGCGACTTATACACTAACGGTTACCAGTTACAAGACGGTGCCAATATAGAATACTTTGTTGATAGGTTTGAAAACAAGGTAGCAGGTGTAACGGTAACTTTTAACGTGGTTGCACAAAATGATATGACTATCTGCTAATGGAATTAACAGAAGTAAATATTATATTAAACCGCTTTAAAGATTACGTTATTCAGCAATCAAGGAGTAACCTATCTAAAAGCAAAAAGAACAATACTAAAACTTTATACAATAGTATTAAAGGGGAAGTTATTACCGAAGATAGTTATTCTATTGTAGGCTTTTCAATGGATGATTACGGCCAGTTTGTTGACAAAGGTGTTAAGGGTGCTGAACCTTCCAAAGTTTCGCCTAATGCAAAAATAACAGGACAACAAGCGCCTGATAGCCCGTATAGTTTTAAAAACTTAAGACCACCTTCCAAACCTTTGGCTGATTGGGCAAAAAGTAAAAATTTAAGGTTAAGGGATAGCAAAGGTAAATTTAAAGAAGGTAGCTATAAAACAATAGGGATAATACTGGCTAGAAACATTTGGGCAAGGGGTATTAAACCAAGTTTATTTTTTACAAAGCCATTTGAAGCAGGATACAAAAAATACATAGACACAGATTTAATTAAAGCATTTAGCCAAGACATAGACACAATGATAGATTATAATTTAAAAAATACAAAATGATAATATATACAAGAAGCCCGTACTTCATTACAGTAAATGAATCAGGGCAAGTAGGTTCTAAAATAGAATTAAGAATATGGAATGGAACTGGTTCAGTGCCTACACCTGCTACATATACTTTTAGTAAATCTATTGCAAGTTCAACACAAACTGAAAACGTTTATAATATCAGTAACTTTGTAAAAGAATATATAGACAACGTTGCACCTGTTTACGCTGCAGGAGAAACTGATTCAACTACTATGTGGGCAAACGTACAAGTTAAACGCTTTAAAGAAACTTCAGTAGGTTCTTATACCTTGTTAGATACTACTACATATTTAGGAACTAACGGATATACTTTATTTACTGATGGTTATAATTACACTAATGCTTCAAATACTTTTATGCTTTTGTCAGACAATACAAAAGAAATTAGATATGACATTACAAAATCAATTCCATACGTTAACGTATTAATTAACCCTGCAGGTGGAGATGTTATAACTGCTACTTATAAGGATTTAAGAGGCAGAAATGAATTGGTAGTTGGCTACACAGAAACAAAAGGAATGCTCAAAATACCATTAACAACTACAAGCGTAAAATACAATAAAGGCAACACATTAACTATTACTTATAACGAAACTACTTTTCAGTATAGAGTTATACCTATTTGTGAACCTAAATACTCGCCAGTAATTTGTTCTTATATTAACCGCTTTGGTGGTTGGCAATTTTTAACATTTTTTAAGAGCCGTACAGACAATATAAATGTAGAAGGCAGTAACTACAACTTACTTCAAGATTCAATTAACTACAACGTATCTAAAGGACAAAGTAAGTCATTTAACATTAATGGTAAGCAAACTGTAAAATTAAGTTCTGGTTTTGTTCCTGAAAATTACTCTGATTTAATACAAGATTTGTTATTAAGTGAAACTGTATTGTTAGACGGTAAACCAGTTGAAGTAAAAACGCAAGCAACTACATTAAAGACATCATTACAAGACAAGAACATTAATTACGAAATAGAATTTGATTACGCATTTAACCTAATTAACAACGTTATTTAATGGTAACAATAGGATTATATATTTACATTAACGGAATATCAAATCGCGTTGAATTATTTGAGGATGAAAAGATTTCTATTACATCTTCAGTTCAAGACGTTAGTGATATTTCTAAAGTAAGAACAGATTTTAGCCAATCTTTTACAGTGCCAGCAAATGAAAACAATAATAAAATATTTAGCCACTGGTATAATAGTTCTTTAGATGGCGGCTTTGATGCAAGAAAAAGAAAAGATGCTTATATTGAATTAGACACAATACCATTTAGAAAAGGTAAAATACAATTAGAAAAAGCAAATATTAAAAACGGTATCCCTGAAGATTACACAATTACTTTTTTTGGTAGTTTGGTTTCTTTAAAAGATACCTTTGCTGAAAAGAAATTATTTGATTTAGACTTTAGCGACTATAACTTTACTTATACTGGTGGCGATGTAGTTGATAGGGTTAGTGGTGCAATAACTAATGATGTTAAGTTTCCATTAATCACTTCGAATAGAGTTTGGACTGAAACAGGAACTACTGAAAACATAACTACTTCAGGTGGTGCTATATTAACAAACGAATTATTCCCTGCATTACGTTTGAGTAAAGTGTTTGATACAATAGAATCTGATTATGGTATTACATTCCAAGGCGACTTTTTAACTGATGCAAGGTTTACAAATGCTTTTTTATGGTTAAAGAATGCTGAAACTTTTGTACCTAAAAGTAGCTTGACTAAAATAGAGTTTTCTACAAGTTCAGGGTTTCCAGTTGGTAGTCGTTGGTTTTTAGGTAGCACATTAACGTATGTTCAACCTTCTACTTTTGTTAATACTTCTGTTCAATTGAGTATTACTGCAGCTACAACTGGAATTGATTACCAAATATTACTTTATAAAAATGGTTCGTTAGTTACTACGTTTCCTGTTCCAAACAAAAACACTGCTACAAATACGTTCACGCTTTTAAACTTTGTATCTGATTTACCTGCAAACGTAGGTAGCTATGAATTTTATATTCAATCAGAAGCACCATTAACATTCTCAAATGC